CGACATATACGCTCACGGACGGGCAAGAAATCTATATCAGTAGTCAAACTCTCTTTAAAAGGAGGATTCTGAATAATAAGGATACAATCTTTACTGCTCAGGATCCTTGGACATCTAGAGACTATGTACCAGAACCACAAGACCCTTTTGAGCCTGGATCTCATGAATGGTGTAAATCGTACGTTCCTTGGGGCGAAGGTCTTACATTTGACATGATTCTATGGCAACGTGCTTGTGACACTGATAATGATGGAAAGTATGGATGCGGAGATGAAACATTTGATGCATCCGAAGATGGGGGCGTTTGTTCCTCATAGAGATATACCATGGCAGAACAAGAAGAAGTAGTAACAGCTGATAAGGAAGTTGTTAATAGGATGGATTTAAATGGCGATGGCCATATATCCCAGCGAGAAATGGAGTTAGATCTTGAGTTTAAAAGAAAAGAGTATGAAGATGCTGATGCGATGCGCGATGCCCAAAGAAATATGGCTTGGTTTGCTCTTCTTGGTATGCTGGTGTACCCTTTCGCTGTTGTTGGGGCTCAAGTTGCTGGATATGAACATGCTGCCGATGTCCTCGGAGATATGGCTCCAACCTATTTTGTTGCTGTAGCTGGTCTTGTTGCAGCGTTCTTCGGAGCGACTGCTTGGAGCAAAAAATGATTCTTGATCTCATGGTAACATTCTGGCAGCCAGTAGTTGTGGCTGCCATTATTCTTATAGGTTTTGTAATTAGTATTTTTGACGGACAGGGAGAGTCTCGTGTAAACTTTAAATACACAGAAATGCCAATCATGAGACCTGTATTAATTGATACTGCAACTAAAAAATTCTGGGGTTCAATTTGGCTATGGCTGACTGGAACCCGACGATGGGAAATCGTAGAAGATTTCTACTTCTTCCTAGATGGAGAAGAATATGTTATTGAAAAAGGTTTTGAATTTGATGGAGCGTCAGTACCTAAGTTTCTTGCTATGTGGCTTTCACCCGTTGGAGTCTTGCTTATGGGCGGTCTTGTTCACGATTATGGGTATAAATACGCTGAACTGGTAAAATCAAAAGATAATGAAACTGTAGCAAAAACACAAAAAGAAATGGACATTCTTTTTCGAGATATTTGTATAGAGCAGAACGGATTCAAAGTATTAAACTATTTGGCCTACTGGTCGCTACGACTGTTTGGCTGTCTTGCTTGGAAAAGGCACAGGAAAAATGACTGAATTTTGGAGATGGCTGAAATCTTTATTTATTAAAGAGTATCAGGTTACAATATGGGTCGACCCAATGAAAAAGACAGAGTACTTTTTTCGTACAATCAATAAAGTATCTCCGACCCATATAAAGGGAAAGCTTGCATCGGGAGAGTTGTTTGAACTTCATACGCAAGATAAATTTAACTATCAAATTGTGGAAAAAGAACCATGTTGGGACTAATTAAAATGCTTCCGTTGCTAGCAGTTGTAGGTGCAGGAGCATACGGATACCACACTCTAGAAATAGGCAAAAGAGAAACAGCCATTGCTCAACTAGAGAAAAATAATGTAGTGTTAAAAGAAAATTCTGTACGTCTAGAAACTGCACTTGAAACTGAGACAGCTTCCAGAGAGCAAGCAGAAAAGAACTTAAAAGTACAGCTAGAGGCTGTTGGAAAACTTACTGAAGCTAATACTGCAATGCAGGAAGAAATGGACGATTACTTGTCTATTTTTAAAAGACACGATCTTACTAAGTTAGCCCGAGTAAAGCCCGGGCTTATCGAGCCTCGAATCAACAACGGTACAAAAAAAGTTTTTGAACAGATAGAAAAAGATAGTGAAGAGGTGGAAAATGCGGACACTAACTAGTTTTTTAACTATACTATTTTTATCTGGGTGTTCTTTTTTGCAAAATGACCCTTTACCAACCCCCGAGCCGGTCATAAAAACTGTAACTGAATATAAAACACTGGAGATCTATCAGCCTCAACTCCCTAGAAAAATAGATTTGCAGGATGTAGAATTTTTTGTAGTCACAGAAAAAAATCTTGAAGAGCAAATCGCTCGTATCAGTAAAATGCAAGGTGGAACGTTTGTTATATTTGGAATGACTCCACAAGACTACGAAAACATGGCGTTCAATCTACAAGAACTTCGTAGATACATACGCCAGCAAAAAGAGATAATTATCTACTATCGAGATGCAACAAAAGTAGAGCAGTAATCATGACAATACAAATAAGTAGAGCTGATATCACTGGTGACGCTCTACATGATTTACAATCTGAGACACGCTTCCTCAAACTTCCAGTAGATCCATATTTGGAACTACTCGGCATCACTCCGCTACCTTCTCAGGTAGCAATAATAAATGCGATAAATAATCCTAAGTATAGATTTGTATGTGCCGCAGTGAGTCGTAGACAAGGCAAAACATACATCGCAAACATAATCGGCCAACTAGTCTCCCTAGTTCCGAATTCAAACATTCTTATAATGTCTCCCAATTATTCGCTGTCTCAGATTTCTTTCGATCTGCAAAGAAGTCTTATTAAGCATTTTGATTTGGAAGTCGTAAAGGATAATGCAAAAGATAAAGTTATTGAGTTGAGTAATGGCTCAACTGTTAGAATGGGCTCAGTAAACCAAGTTGATTCCTGTGTAGGTCGTAGCTACGATTTGATTATATTTGACGAAGCGGCGTTGGCAGACGGACGTGATGCGTTTAATGTAGCACTTCGACCGACATTGGATAAAGATAATTCGAAAGCAATTTTTATTTCAACCCCAAGGGGCAGGAACAACTGGTTTGCCGAGTTTTTTGATAGAGGGTTTAATGATGAGTTCGCTGAGTGGTGTTCTATACGGGCAACATATCGAGATAACCCGAGAATGAGCGAGCTTGATATCGCTGAAGCACGTAAAAGTATGTCGGAAGCAGAATTTCGACAAGAATATGAAGCGGATTTTAATACTTATGAAGGACAAATTTGGAATTTTAACCATGAAAAATGTATCTCCAACAATGAGGCATTGGATACCACTGATATGGATGTATTCGCTGGCCTTGACGTCGGTTACCGTGACCCTACTGCTTTTTGCGTAGTTGGTTATGATTGGGATGAAGAGCTGTATTATATATTAGATGAATATCTTGATTCAGAAAAAACAACGGAACAACATGCCGCTGAAATACAAATATTAATGGAGAAGTGGGATATTGATTTTATTTACATTGATTCTGCCGCTCAACAAACTCGATATGACTTCGCATTACAGTATGATATTTCAACAAGCAACGCTAAAAAATCTGTGCTGGACGGTATCGCGCATGTAGCTGCAATTGTAGACAATGACAAATTATTTGTCGATCAACGATGCGCCGAGACCTTGTCGTGCTTAGATCAGTATCAGTGGGACCCCAATCCTAACTTAGCTAAAGAAAAACCAAAACACAATAGAGCATCTCACATGGCAGATGCGCTTCGTTATGCATTGTATTCGTTTGAAACAAGTCAGAGTGGCTTCTAGCAACCCCTAACCAAAAATAATGTTTGACAATTTATCTTACAGAGGCTATAATGCAAAGTATGAAAAAGCTCAAAAGAGACCCTGTGAAGTACATAAGGGACCGAGCAAAATCAAAATATAAAAAAGACAATGAGTGTTACATCTGTGGAACAGAAAAAGAATTAGACTTTCACCACTTTTACTCTCTAGCCCCTCTTCTACGGTTATGGCTTAAGAAGAAATCACAAGAAAGGCCAGAGCACTATACGGATGAGTATATAGTTATTTGGAGAGATGAATTTATAGAAGATAACTGGGCAGAGCTATACGATCATACAGTCACTATATGTCATGCACATCACAGAGAGTTGCATAAAATTTACGGACGAAATCCAGGACTTGGGACAGCGACAAAACAAATGCGCTGGGTAGACATTCAAAGAGAAAAGCATGGCATGGTATAATTTTTGGAAAAAACCCGAGAACATAGAAGAAAAACTTAATCCTGGTCAAATATTAGACACAGGTGTTTCTGAAAGTTCTCGTGAGTTTACTACTCAATATGAACGCTTTTACGAGCAGCTAGAAGTAGTTAATCGTGGCGTTAATATGATTGTAGACGACTGTGCAGAAATACCTGCTACCATTAGTACTCAAGGCGCTTATCGCGGAGTAGTAACTGGAGTAAAAAGAGGAAAAGTAGAAGAACTACTAAATCGCACTCCAAACCCTTTTCAAGATGTCAGCAGTTTTAAACGTAATCTAATAACAGATTACTTACTAGATGGAAATATTTTTATATATTTTGATGGGGCTCATTTATATCATCTGCCTGCAGATAAAGTAAGAGTACAAGCAGATCCAAGTACTTTTGTAGAAAAATATACATTACAGGACATTGACTACAAAGTAAATGAAATAATTCATATAAAAGAAAACTCTTTTCACTCAATCTATAGAGGCGTATCAAGACTCAAACCAGCTACTAGAACAATGCAGCTCGTAAGAGACATGAGAGATTTTCAAGACAACTTTTTTAGAAATGGAGCAGTTCCTGGTTTAGTACTAAAATCACCAAATACTTTATCAGAAAAAATTAAAGAGCGTATGATTCAATCTTGGACTCTACGCTACCGCCCAGACGCAGGCGGAAGAAGGCCTCTAATTCTTGATGGCGGACTAGAAATAGATAAGTATTCAACTACTAATTTCAAAGAATTAGATTTTCAGAATGCAGTTTTAGAGCATGAAAAAGTAATTCTTAAGTCTCTGGGAGTACCTCCAATACTTCTTGACTCTGGAAATAATGCAAATCTTCGTCCTAATATGAGATTGTATTATCTTGAAACAATTTTACCTATTGTACGAAAACTTAATTTTGCACTCTCAAGGTATTTTGGTTTTAATATTACAGAGGATGTAACAAATATTCCAGCACTACAGCCCGAACTTAGAGACGCAGCGGCTTACTATACAGCGTTAGTGAATGGAGGAATCATAACAATTAACGAAGCCCGGGATCAATTAGGCTATGAGTTGCTAGAGGGACAAGACGAAATTAGAGTTCCTCAAAATATAGCAGGTAGCGCTGCAAATCCCGACGAAGGCGGAAGACCCCCAGAATCTGAAGGAGACTAATATGGGAGTAAGAAAGAATCACGCAGTTTTAGGAGCTCGTCAGCTTAGCGCATATTTTCGTAGTAAGGGAAAAATACTTACAGTGGAAGAATATGTTGCAGCAACAGATGCTCCCATTGCACCAACTTATTTAATAAAATATTTCAAAAGCTATGATTTAGCTTTGGAGTGGACAATAAAATTAGATCCTACAATTGTTAATGATCTTAGGCCCGCTCCACCTGCCCCAAAGGCTGCCCCAAAGCCTAAGCCCGCCCCAAAGGCAAAGGTAAAGAAAGATGATGAATAAGACGTTTAACTTAACATCTACATTCAAGAGTGATCCGCAGGAAGATGGATCTATCATGGTTCGTGGAATGGCCAGCACAAATGCGTTTGATCGTGCTGGAGATTCTATTTCTGCGGAAGCATGGACAAAAGGGGGTCTTGGAAACTTTGAAAAGAACCCTATCATATTATTTAATCACGATTATAACCGACCGATTGGCCGAGCAACAAAAGTTACTCCCACAGCGGACGGCTTGCACATGGAAGCAAAAATTAGTAAACATGCTGACTGTGCTGATTTAATCAAAGACGGTGTCCTTGGAGCGTTTTCTGTCGGTTTCAAAGTCAAGGATGCTGATTACCTTGAGGAAACCGACGGATTAATGATTAAGGACGCTGAGTTGTTTGAAGTATCTGTTGTTACGGTACCTTGCAATCAAGCAGCTACTTTTTCTTTGTCGAAGTCATTCGATTCTGAGCAGGATTATGAGGACTTCAAGAAAACTTTTAAAAGCGAGGAAGATTCCTCTTTAATGGAGACAGATATGTCGGAAGAAACAAAAACTCCCGAAATCGACCTAGACGCTTTTGCTAAGAAGGTAGCGGAGGAAACTGCTGCTAAGATTGCAATTCGTCAGGCCGA